GTAGCAACAACAACTTCTGGAACTCTGTTTTCAGCTATTGATTTTGCTGCATCAAGAAGTGTTGCATCTGGTGATACTTTGAATGTGACTTATACATTCACTTCTGCTGACGCATAATAGGTAATTTATCAACAAAAACTTCTACCCTATACTAAACCATAGGGTAGATTTTTAACTCAAAGGAACCATACAAATGCCTTCATTTGAATCAAATTCACAGGTAGTATTACAACCACTGGATGAGAATGTTTATATCAATTATAGATTTTCAACTTGCTCTACATCTGCATCAAATGATGGTTATTTACCTTTTGGTGCAACTATATCATCATCTATTATTACAGCAACAAAGTTTGCTGATGAAAATAATAGAACAATAACACCAATCAATGATACTGAAATAGCCACATTGTCATCAATAGCAGATAATATTATCACTATAAAATATAACTATCCATCTACCAATGGAAATGGATACTACAAAATTAGAATGAAAAACACTCTAAGTAATGGAACAATACTGGAAGCTGACTTTAATAGGATTATTGCAAAAGATATATAAAACTGAGGTTGAAAAATGGAACAAAGACGATTGACTGACCAATTAGAAAATCTATCTGATCACGATTTGTTGGTGGCACACTCAGTAAAAATTGACAATATATGTAAGATGATCAGGGAAAACAATAATAAGTTAGATACTTATATTGATAAAATTGACCATAGATGTGAAACAACACACGATAGAATAGATGTCCAAATTGATAATACAATCAGTAAAGGCACTATCAAGTGGGGGGTTGGGATTATATTTGTAGTGTTTGTCAGTATTATATCTGTTATTGGTGTTAATCAAGTTTTGATTTCAAAACACACAGCAGAAATAAAAGATACTAAGGAACACATTATCATAGTTGAAACAAAATTAGAACAAAATAGAGCCTTTCTAAAATCAAACTATAAATCCCTTATTCATATCCAAGAAACAATGGAACAAAAATAGGGCACTTGTGCCCTTGTTGGAAGGCTGGTGATACAATTCCCTCTATCACCAGCCTTTTCCACTTTATCTAACCAATCTCAACTTTGTAAGATGTGTTCTATAAGTTGAAACATTTTCTACATTTCTGAACCAATATCTTTTGACAATAGAATTATGTGATTCTATTGCTGTCAGTGGTCTTGAATGAGCACCCACCAATTTACCATTCTTATCATATATTGTTATTGCTAATTCAGCATATCCCAATTTCTTATCATAATTGTTTGTAATAACCATATTCATTGTGAAATAACCCTTATCAAGTTTTGAATTAGCTAATTCTACTTTCAATTTGCCTGCTGAAGCACTCCCAACCATAACCAATACCATCAATACTACCATCATAAATTGTTTCATTCTGTGTCATCCTCCATTTCAAAGTAATTCTTTTTAGCCAAAGCATCAATTATTCTTTTAGTAATAAGATATGCTACTTCATCCGCAATTTCATACTCATCTCTTTCTTCATTTTCCATTTTATTCTCCTTTGTTTATTAGTGCAATAACATCTTCATCACTTATATTGTATTTGAATGATGATGTATATAAATCCACACACTCTCTAACCTTTAACTCCATTTCATTATCACAATTTTCAAATATAATGTCAAACCATTCATCCCTTTCACCTGTGTATAAGGAATATGATGATATAACAAACTTGAGAAAACCATCTTGAAATAAATTATTTACAGCATCCTGCCTTTTTTCAAAATCTTCTTGAGAATTATGAATATATTCACTATCATTCTCATCCAAGAACTCTGTTATATCTCTTGCAAGTAATCTGTAATTTTCCATCTTGAGTATCTTTGCCAATTCCTGATTAGTCATCTTGTATCTCCTTTGTTAGTTGATTATGGATGGATAATACCACAGCATTATATGGATGTCAAGAGTTAATTTCATCAATTCACATTTAGCCAACATTATTTTTTTCCAAAATCCATAGCATTTCATCAACTTTATTATTTCTACCACTAAGATTTCTACTTCCTCTAAATGTATTATATTCAATTATTTTTACCTGAACCTCACCATATTTTGCTAAAGTATTTTGTATATCATCCTTTGATAAAATCCCTTCATTATTATATGATAATATAATAAACTTTGACTTTGTTTCCTTAATCAAATTATCAAACTCAATCAATGCTGATGCTTTATAATTATATTTTGACTTGTTCCAGTCTTTAGGTATACCCGATACTTTTGATATATTTTTTAAAGTGTCTTCATCATAATCACATATGGTATTTAACATATGGTAATTTGACCCATAAGGATGTTGATTATACGGTGGGTCATAATACACTATATCTAAATTATTAAGTGTCTTAACAAGGTCATTTATATTTTTTTGGTGAACAATAGTATCACATTCAAAATTGGATAAAATAATTGGTTCTATTGTTATATCTTTCATAATCCTTTGAAGAGCATTTTCACCATCACCACCAAACTTACCTAATTTTGTGTATTTAGATTTATAAAATCCCTTAAATACACCAGATGTATTGGTATGAACTGACGCCCTATATAATAACAATGATAAACAAATATCTTTATATTTTTCATCTACATCATCAATTAACCTTCTGATATTATCAATGATTTTAGCATTTTCATTTGTATAAAAGCATCTTTCTCCATCTTTAACATCATTGGTATTGTTTGGTGAATAATATTTTTCAATTATCCCTTGTCCGAATTTATCACTTAATTTGTTACTATTCAAATAGTCAATTATATTAGTAAGTTTAATCATATCTATATCTGATTTATTAGTAAGAAATGCTTTATTAATAATATATGAATATGTCTCTATATCATTAGAGTACAATACACTAGCATGTTGTTTCAACATTCTACCAACAATTCCACTACCAGCAAATCCATCCATCATAACCATTTTATCCTTACCCAATTTTTGTTTAATGGACATAATAATATTCTCTATATGATATATTAATTTTCTCTTGTTGCCAATATATGTTATTAGTTGTTTTGTTAAATATTGTTTATTCTCTATCATTCATTTTCCTTTAACCTATATTGTCAAATATATTTTCAATATAGTTTCTTATCAAAACTTCATCAGTCATCCTTTATTCTCAAGAAAGTTTTGATTTTATTTTCTGTCTCCACCCTGTTATTTTTCCAATCATACACCCACACATCCAACAAGTCAATGTTTTTATATTCACATAATTCTCTTTTTAGCTTGTCCCTTATTTTGGTCTTGGCATTGTTATGGTATTTTCCATTTATTTCGATAGCTTTGCCCATACAAGCAATCCATATATCGAGCTCTAACCATTTGCCAGTCTCAGGATTGACTATCTGTCTTATATTATTATATGACATCTTATCTTTGTCAAACACTGATTCAATCCAATTCCTTATCAAAACTTCATCAGTTACACCAGCACCCTGACGCTTCATCCAACAATGAGGACAACCTCTACCCTTCAACCAATTAGCCAATGTGATTGTGAAGTCATTCTTGCATATCATACAATAACAATTCATTGTCTTATGTGCATTGATAAACCTTTTCTCAAGTAATATAACATCACCATCTGCAAATAACTTTCTCACTTCATTGATGTTTCTATTATAATTCCCTGCACATTTAGGGCAATCAAAGCCAGATTTTATATTGTTGAAGTTTCTCCTGATTGAATGGTCTCCCTTCCTGCACCATAAATCCATCAGCGTGCCAGCATTTTTATACTCACTCAATAAATCATATCCATAGCCATCTAACATTTCTACCATTTCACTCTGTTTCCATTTTCTCATTATCCATTCTCCATCATTATTATATTATCCATATAGTGCCTGTAATAATCAACATATATCCCATTGTTCCACTGTTCCACATATGGCTGTAGAATCAAATACTTATCATCACTCTTACCATAATTCTTACCAACAATATGGACTATATTTCTCTTTCTCAATTGTTGCAATCCTTTATAGAAACCAACACCTATTCTTATTGATAAATTTTCAGGATCATATTTCATTGTCAAATCATCTGTCTCAATTGTATGATTTACCAATATACACAAAAGTTTTGCTGCAGTGGGCTTCAATCCAAGCTCTGGCAAAATCTTATACAAAATAAGTGGTATAGGATAAGATATACTCATTACTACATCATTCACAATACTTAACATTTTATCATTCCTTTATGATATAAACCCCACGCTCTTTTGCTGCTTTCACAATATATCTTACTTTATCATCAGTTAGGTCATCACATTTCATACATTTTCCAGAGCATTCTATACTAATTGCTTGCTCACTCATATAAGGATACATTACCATACAATTATTGCATTTTCTATAAATTAGTTTCATTCTTTATCTCCTTCAATATATCAAAAAAGAAAGGTGCTATATCTTCACCATATTGTTCTGCATCAGTGTTTATCGTTATTTCTTCAAATCCTTTTGGATCATCTTTCCAACAAGAAAGATAGAATATAAATGCATCCTTTATATCTTCTTCTGTTATTTCAATCTTTGTTATTTCCATATCAATCTCCTTTTCACAAGTTATTCATAAATTACATAAACTTTTCAAATGGGTTCCTATTCTCAGGCTTCACTATCTTTCTATTGAAACCTCTTCTAGTCATCAACTTCTTACAATTCTCACAGGTGACTTCATCAATATATGTGGCAAACTGAAAATCATGCCTCTCAGCACTACATAAACTATGTTGATGCCCTAACCTGAAATGAAACTTCTTTATATTCTTTGACATTTATCTATACCTTTATATTTTTCTGCCAATGCTGATCACTATCACCATCCAATGGCAATACCTTCAACTCATTATATAACCCTTGCAACTCATTATACTCAAGTATTGGTATATGTAATGCCAAATCCTTTTGCCTGTCAGTCAAATTATCAAACCCTTTCATATTCACCTGTGATTTCACACTTGCTTTTACATATATCATAGGCTTTCCACTTATATCACTATAATTGGTTGATACTGGTTTGTCTTCAACCTCTTTTTTCTTTCCAAAATCTATAAACTTATTCATTTCATTTCCCCTCAAAATTATCAAAATTAGGATTATGGTTTTCACTATACAATTCACTCATTTCATTTACATAATTGAAAATTGCCGTATTGACATTTTGACCATCTTCTTTTGCATTATTCATTCTCATAGACATATAATCAGCACTCAATACTATCAATGACTTCAATATATCATTTTCTTTGATAGAAAACATCTTCCTATATATCTTTACCATCTTATCTAAATTGAATATAGTATTGTCCCTATAAGCACCTTTCAAACTAAACACCTTTAAATTATCATCTAACTTGCTTATCAGTTTATACACTTCATCCATTATAGCATCATCCACCATCCAATGGTCAGGTGGGTTTATACAATAACGATTCATATCATCAATAGGGTCATTTTCCATTATCTGCAAATCAATCATTAGTTTCTTATATTTTATACTAGATGATTTTGATACACCACTAATCTTTGCAAGATATTTCAACCCTGATCTATAAACAAAAGCATTATGATATTTATCAAATGAACTCATATCATACATCTTATGAATAAAATTACCTTGTCTTTTGTTCAATACTTTTACTTCTACTAAATGATCAATACCAATTCTCATACCATCCATATAACCTTCAACATCTTTTATCATCTATCATTATCCTTCCTTATATACCATAAAATAAACTAGTTCCACCCTGTATTAAACCATACCCATCTTCTATCATCTTCTTACCATCATCTATCATCTGTTGACCAACTTCTCGATCAGCTCTAACCTGAAGATCATCTATCATAACTTTCACGGACAACTTTGGCATCATGGATAATTTCATAATTAGATTACCATACAATCCTATTTCACTCAGTTTAGGGAAATTCTTCACTCTAGACCCATCTGATCTATATATCATAAGCAATTCTTCATCACTCATATCATATAAAACATTCACTGCATCCACAAAACCATCCTTTACTATTCTAAGAAAACCATTATTATCCAAACCACTCATCACCTTATCTATTTTAAACTTGCTCATACTCTTCATCACATCATTACCAATCATAATTTACACCTCTTTTTGTTATTATTATCAAATCCACAAACCCAATCTACATATATATAATAACATATCATTATTAAAAAATCAACCTGGAGGTGTCATAAAATGAAAATAAAAAACACCCATAATAAAGATAATAGAAATAATAGAGATAATAGACTACAAGGTGTAAATAATTTATCAATAAAAAAATAAAACATCTTGAGGTGTCATATCACCAGATAATCCAAAAGTTGAAATCAGGTGTAAAATATTTTCTTGAAATAATAAAATCCAATGATTTCAAATGGTTATTGTTTGTAAATCATTCACATCAATCTATAAAAGGATTATATCAAGTCAATCAATTTGACTGGTGTAAAAAGATAATGATTTCAAATGGTTATGAAAAAAATTGCTCTGTGACAAAACTTTTACATTTCTTTTGTGATTTTAGATTGACTTACTGTGTAAGGGTATGTTAGAATGGCTATATAAAAAAAAAACTGGCTGGTTAAATGGTCCTTTGCTTAACTGGTCCTAGTTTTTCTAGCTTGGACCTAATTTCTGGCCAGGACCCGGACCTAATTTCTGGCCAGGACCCGGACCTAATTTCTGGCCAGGACCCGGACCTAATTTCCTTATATAATGATCTATATAGCAAAATCATATGATAGCAAGCATTGTTAGCAATGCTTTCCTTGCAGGAAAGATATATCATATGATAGCAATAACTGTCCCTTGGTCGTTGAACCTATAATTATATCATTTGATATTAACAAATGTCTACTATGTGAAAATCTAAACAATGTCCCTTGGTCGTTGAACTTATAATTATATCATTTGAAGAACAGCAAATCATTCACCAGATTGCATTCTTGATATAATAGCAAGTGATAATTTGTCTAGATATACATCCATACCATTTGATAAATAACCTACCTTATATGCAAAATAATTTATCTTGACAAAATGAATAATTTTATGATACAATACTAAATAGTATTGAGAGAAATCATTTTCCATTTATATCTCTCATCTCCTTAATACTGGTTATATTCAACCAGTGTTGATTTTATATTATATTAAAAATAGGTGACTTTTTAGCCATAATTTTAGTCACCTATTTTTATGCCTAATGAAATCTTTTATCTCATTTTATCATATATACACAAGAGATAATTATCAATCTTTTTATCAATTATTCCATATAATACAGGGTGAAATGTATTTTATATCATATAATATAAATAATATAAATATAGATGTAAAATATAGCATAAGATGTTGATAATATAATAGAGGTTTGATAAATGGCAAAGATAAAATCAAAGAAGAAAGCAAAGCAAATTAAATATGATAGTTCTAAGTTGTTTAGATGTAACACCTGTGGTAAAGATAAAACAGCAAAGTCATTTTCAAAAGATGGAAGACATAAAACAGGGTTGAAAGCATTTTGCAAAGTATGTGAAAAGAAACAAAAGAAACTAGATGACATTGATAAAGAACTTGGTATAACAAAATCATATAGAGATAAACATATTACTGAAAAAATAAAAGAATCAAGTAATATGGATAAACATATTAGTGAAAGGTTGTCTGATGCTTTATTGGTGTCATTTGGTGAGAACCTTGAAAGTATTGTAACTGAGTTAAACAACCTTATATTTTCAAGGGCTACCAAAGATAATGTCAAACTGGCAGGGATTTCTGTGGTACTTGATAGAATTGTTGGGAAACCAAAAGCAGAGATGGTGATTGAACAGAAATTGATAAATATAACAATAAACAAGCCAAATCTGGATGATGTCATTGATATACCAAAATCATAACTACTTGAAATCATTACAAATCATTCGCTTTTTTAGCTGCAAATCGTCTTTATCAAAAACCCCAAGTATTTGAAATCATTAGATAATCAAGCTTTTTGTTATTTTTTATCAAGTTTTTTGAATGTATAAAATTCTCAAGGTATTGGAATTATTGGATAAATTGAAATTGGTATGGTATTTTAGCTGCAAATCGTCTAGAAAAAGGAGAAATATGGAAACAGAAAAAATATATTATGATGAAGTGAATAACAATGGACAAGAATGGTTAGTAACTGATAATCTTGGATATACCAAGTATATGTGTGATGGGTGTGGTAGATGGATGAGAGTAGCCAAACATTTATATCCTGAAACCTTTACTTGTATTTGGTGTGGTGTGGAGATAAAGAAATGAGATCATTTGAGGGGGTATTTGATAATTCAGTTAAAGCTTTATCAGATTTATGGAAGTGTAAATATGCATCAAAGAGAATCAAAAATAAACCTAAGCTAACTAATACACTATTCTATGATGATATATTATTGAGAGGATGGGATGAGGTTAAAGACATTTATTTGAAAGATGTGGGGAGATAATTTATGATAGTAAAAATAAAGTGTACCAAGAGAATTGTATAGATACAATGAAAAAAATGGATAAGTATTATACCAAACCTGATATAGTTGATTTATGTTTATCATATATTGATGTTGATAGTTATGATAATGTCATTGAACCAAGTGCTGGAGATGGGGCATTCTCAACTAAAATAAATTGCACAGCATTTGATATACACCCTAACCACCAAGATATAATACAACAGGATTATCTTGAATATAAACATATAATGAAAGGCACTACACTTGTTATAGGCAATCCACCATTTGGGAGAAACAATTCAATGTCATTGGCATTTATCAAACACTCAATTTTCTCTGATTGTATAGCATTTATATTACCAAAATCATTCAAGAAACAATCACTACAAGATAAAGTTCCAATATATTTTCATTTAATCAAAGAGATTGATATACCACCTGATAGTTTTATATACAACAATAAATCATATAATGTGCCTTGTGTGTTCCAGATTTGGGAGAAACAAGATATAAAGAGATTGAAACCAAAACCACTAATACCCAAGTCATTTTCATTTGTTAAATCAGGGGGTGATGTGAGTATAAGAAGGGTTGGTGTTAATGCTGGTCAGTTGTATACCAATACTGATAAATCTCCATCCTCTCATTATTTTCTCAAAGTGGGTGATGGTTTTATTGAAAAGTATAATAAAATAAAATGGTTACATAATAATACGGTTGGGTGTAATAGTATATCAAAGCAAGAGTTGATAAGGGAGATTGACTATGAAAATAAATAAAATATACAATGAGAATTGTCTTGATACAATGAAAAGAATGGATGATAATTATATTGATTTGACTGTAACATCACCACCTTATGATGGTATGAGAACCTATAAGGGTTATTCATTTGATTTTAAACCAATAGCCAAAGAATTATACAGGGTGACAAAAGAAGGTGGTGTAGTGGTCTGGGTTGTTGGGGATGCTGTTATTGATGGTAGTGAGACAGGTACTTCATTCAGGCAAGCATTATACTTCAAAGAAATTGGTTTTAGGTTACACGATACAATGATATATCAAAAGACAGGAATACCATTCCCTGGCAATGTAAGATACAATCAAATGTTTGAATATATGTTTGTGTTTAGCAAAGGCAAACCAAATTGTTTCAATCCTATCTTGAAGAAAAATAAATGTGCTGGTTCTGTAAAACCTAATGGTGCAATGTATAGACAGAAGGATGGTTCATTCAAGAAAAATAATGTGAAGAAGATAAAAGAATATGGTGTTGAAGGTAATGTGTGGGTGATAAGTGGTGGAATGAATAAATCAACTAAAGATAAAATAGCATTCAAACACCCAGCCATATTCCCAGAAGAATTAGCAACCAAACATATAAAATCTTGGAGTAATAAGGGTGATTTGGTATATGATTGTTTTATGGGTAGCGGGACTGTAGCTAAGTGTGCTATGTTATTGGATAGAAATTATATTGGTTCAGAAATGTCTCAAGAATATTGTGATATAATAAAAGAAAGATTGAAGTCATTGAATAACTTTGGTCAATTCTTTGGAGAAAGATAATGTGTAAAAACATACCCTCTATGGGGGCTATATTATGGATATAAAGATAGACCTGAGTAATATACTTGAAGTGATGAATCCTGCCTTTCACTGGCTGTTGGTGAATAAATCAAGAAATGTTGTATTGAGAGGTGGTGCTGGTTCTAGTAAGAGTTATTCTGCTATACAGGCATTATTATTCCAGATACTAATAGATTATGATAAACCACCAGTGAATTATCTCCTATTGAGAAAAACACTTCCAGCAGCAAAGAAATCAATCATACCACTGCTGAAACATATAATGACAGAATGGGGTTTGACAAGTGATATAGTCAAAGAGAATAAGAGTGACCACACTTTTACATTCTCCAATGGTTCAGTGATACAGGTTGATTCGTTAGATGACCCAGAGAAAATCAAATCAATATTCAACATCAGTAAGATAATGCTTGAAGAAGCAAATGAATTCACTCTTGAAGATTACTTACAACTCAATCGGCCAGAAGAAATCAAACATCATACATATTCTTGTGATTTTGGTTTCACTAACCCTACAGCACTAACAAGGGTTGCTGTTCAAGATAATGATATTTATGTAGATGAATTATTTTATCAATCAAAGAAAACCAATGCACAATTGATTGAATTTATTCAAAATAACACTTCACCTGATGTAATCTATTGTGATTCAGCAGAACCAAATAGAATACGTGAAATGAGAAATGCTGGTATAAATGCAAAGAAATCAAAGAAAGAAATAAAGGATGGTATAGATTTTGTAAAGAGACACCATATCTATGTAACTAAAAGAAGTAACAACATTCAAACAGAACTCAATACTTACAGATGGCCAGATTCAAAAGATGGCAAAAATGATAAGGATGTTCCAATAGATTTTATGAACCATGCCTGTGATGCAATAAGATATGGTGCATATACCAAGTGGGGTAGAAAACAATCCTTTGGAGTAATAACATAATGAATAAAATAATTTTATACAATGAAGATTTCAATGATTTTGATACAGGCAAACAATATGATGTGATAATAATGAACCCTCCATTTGTTAAATTTGGTGAGAAGTTTATCAAGAAGTGTATTAGTTTATTGAAACCCGGTGGTTATTTTGGGTGTATTATGTCTCCTACTTGGCGAAGTGTATCAAGTAAGACAGGAAGGCAATATAATAAATCTTATACAATAATGGTACAGGCTGGTGAGTTTATTATGATTCATATGTATTCAACCAAAGAAACCAAAGATGCTTTTGGTCAGTCAATTGGTCAGGTTGATACTTTTGTATGGAGAAAGAATGACTAAAATCACTAATACCAATAGTGATGTATATTACTATGACCTGACTGACTATAAGCAGACAGTCCCAGTACTACCAAAGCAATTGTATGACAGTTGGTTTGACCAATCCTCTGGGTTGAAGTGGGTTACTGTACCAGCAAAAGGTGGTGCCACAATACCATTTTATGATGTTCTTGGTAATGTTAAAAAGGTGAGATATACAACAACAAATATAATAAAAAGAACCAAAGGTAAAAAGGTATTGGTTGATCATAATTTTAATGATTATTATGTAGATGATGTGGGTGATGTTATATCAAACAATCATTATATATTCTTTTATGATGATAATAAAGAAAGAGATTGTATTATCAACACCTTACAATTTCTTATTGATAATAACCTAAGAGATTTATTCAAAAACAGGGGTGGTTTTGTTAATACTTACATACCAGCAATAAGGAGAAAGAATGACTAAAAAACACCAAGACATATTTACACCTGAATGGATGGTGCAAGAGTTACTTGACCATATACCATTCAAAGATGGTGACACAATACTTGAACCAACGGCAGGTGATGGCAATATGGTTGAGCCAATACTGAAACATTGTAAAGGTGTATCAGTTGAATTGACAGCCAATGAATTACAGAAGAAGCATTATGATATATTGAAAGATAGAGTTATGATTTATGGTGAAGTAGTTGAAAACAAAACTGGTTCTTTATTTACACAATTATTTGGTGGAAAACACTAATGTGTAGAAGCATACACACTATGGGAGCTATGTAAAAGGGTGATAAGATACTCAGGAAGTAAAAGTAAAATTATTGATAAGATACTTTTGATAGTAGATGAATATAGACCATCAGTTGTAATGGATGGGTTTGCTGGGAGTGTAAGAGTATCAAAGGCACTGAAACAATCTGGGTATTCTGTTATATGTAATGACATCAATGAATGGAGTTATATTTTTGGTCAATGTTTTTTATTGAACAAACAACCATCTCAGTATTATACAGAAAAAATCAATCATTTGAATAACTTACAACCAATTGATGGATGGTATTCAAATAATTATGGTGGTATTGATAATAATGGGTCATCTATTCAATTTGATAGTAAGAAAAGAATGTGGCAATTACATAATACAATGTTATTGGATGCTATAAGAGATGAGATTGATATAATAAGTGATAATGAGATTGAAAAATCAGTGTTGCTTACAGGTCTTATATTGGCACTTGATAAGGTTGATAATACAATGGGACATCAAACATCTTATTTGAGGGAGTGGTCACCTCGATCATATAAGAAATTAGAATTACAAGTGCCTGATTTTATTATTGATAATAACAAACACCAAGTATATCAGGATGACATCTTTGATTTATTGGATAGACAACAGGCTGATTTATATTATTTTGATCCACCATATGGGTCAAATAATGATCAGACACCAACAACAAGAGTGAGATATACATCATATTATCATATTTGGAAGACAATCATATTGAATGATAAACCTGATGTATTTGGTGCATCAAATAGAAGGTGTGATAGCAGGGACAAGTATTCAGTATCTATTTTTGAGGAGTATAAGAAAGTGGATGGGAAGTTTATAGCAGAGCAGGCAATTGATAATTTGATAGGTAAGGTTGCATCAGGTGTGATTGTGATGTCATATAATAATAATGGCAGAGTGCCAGTAGAATTACTGAAAGATAAGTTTGATAAGTGTATCAGTTTTGATCATAAATCAAATACAATGACTAATATGACAACCAACAAACAATGGGTCAATATAAATCATAACACCAATCAAGAGTATTTATTTATAAAGGATAAAAGATAATGGATATAAAGATTGACCTTAGTAATATACTTGAAGTAATGAATCCTGCCTTTCATTGGTTATTGGTGAATAAGTCAAGATTTGTTGTATTGAAGGGTGGTGCTGGGAGTGGCAAGTCATTCTCTGTGATACAGGCTTTATTATTCAAGATACTATATCCTATGCTGATAGTGCAGAGCCTCAAAGAATCAAACAAGCAAGAAATCACAACATCAATATGAAGAAAAGCAATAAGTCAATTCTTGATGGTATTGACCTCATAAAAACAAAGAAAATATGTGTTACAAAGAGAAGTGTCAATGTAATCAATGAGTTAGGGACATACAAATACGCTGACATCAAAGACCAAAAAGAAGTGAAAGAAGTGCCTTTGAAGATTCATGATCATACTATGGATGCTATAAGGTATTGTATTTACACCCATTATGGAAGGAAGAGAAACTTTGGTGTTGTTACATAAATATAAACGAACAAATGATATAAATATAAATGAATTGAAAATTACAATGTGGAGTTGTCGTCTTTCAATATAAAGGAAAATAATATGAGCTTAGTATTGAGTAGAGGCGTCTGGGTTGATTCAACAACCATACAGGAACCAACATCTACGAAAAATTACCAAGATGTCTTATATGCTGTAAAAAATAACAGACTGGAAAGTTGGGCAGCCAATAGTCAAGAATCTTTTGCTACCAATTATACCATTCATAGAGCTATATCTCTTATTGCGTCCAATGTGGCATCAGTGCCCTTACGCTTCTATAAATCAAATGGTGATTTACTACCGCCTGATAATCCAATTTCAAAACTATTCAATAGACCAAATGCATCCACTTCAAACTACGAATTCTGGGAACAATCTATCATAAACTTATTGATATATGGTGAGTGTATGATATATCTAAATTCAAATGATTACAATAGAATTGCTGAGATGTTTGTTGTTAGTCCTAAGTTTATGCGTCACCAACTCAATAAAGAAACAGGACAAATTGAAAGATGGGTATATAATGATAAAATCCCTATGGATGCAGAAGATGTAGTATTCCTGAAACTCCCTAGCCTATCTGGTGTAAGGGGTATGTCACCAATTGATACTATTCTCACTGAATTACAAACAGATGAAGAAGCATCTAAGTTCAACCAATCTTATTTCAAAAATAGTGCTCAGGTTGGTGGTGTATTATCAACACCAACAGATAGTGAAATCTCCATTGAAGAACTCAAGAAGGTTGTTACTGAATGGAACAATAGTCATCAGGGAAGTAATAAAGCTTACAAGGTGGCTGGTTTATTGGGTGGAATGCAGTATAAAGAAATCAGTGCTTCAATGTCTGATATGCAATTTCTCCAAGGTAGAAAAGATTTTAGAGATAAGATTATGACACTACTTGGTGTCAATCCTACTGTGATGGGTATTGTAGAGGATGTCAATCTTGCTAATGCATCTATGGCAATGAGACAATTCACTGAACTTACAATCATACCACATCTAATGAGATTTCAACAGAAGTTCAATTCAACAATCTTTTCAAATTTCTATCCTGATATATTCTGTAAGTTTGATATTGGTTCAATAGAGGCACTCAAATCAGATCTCAAGAAACAACTTGAATCAGCTAAAGAATTATTGATGATGGGATATACAAGAAATGAGATAAATGAAAGATTAGAACTTGATATGCCTGATACAGATGATAATGAGGACTTACTCCCAATGAACTTGGTTCAAAGGGGTGTTGCTAATTTATTACATACGCCTGTTGCACCAACACCAGAGAAATCAGTTGAAACAGAAGTTATTGATATAATTGAAAAATTACCTGCTATTGAAAATAAACAAACATCTTACAGGGACAATTTCTTGAAGGTTCAAAATGGTCAAGAGAGACCATTTCATAAGAAGATGAAAAGTTATTTTTACAAACAACGTAGTAAGGTATTGAAAATAATGGCTGATGCTAAGAATGTGCATAATATAACAAATGCTCTTGGTTCATTGATTGAGAGTGAAAATAAGAGATTGAAAACAGCATTAACACCATTATATGAAAATACAGTTGAAGCTGGTCAAAATCTAGCACTTGGAACACTTGGTGAAAAAATGATTTCAAAAGAACTTATATCATTTGATGCTATGTATAATAGATTGAATAAAATTATTGGTATAAACAATACTACATTCAATCAAATCAAGATGGAATTATATGATGGGGCAAATGAAGGTGAAACAATAGACCAAATGGCTAAAAGAGTTAGGGGTGTCTATAATATGGCAGAAAAAAGAAGTTTGATAATTGCAAGAACAGAGACATCTACATTGATAAGTGAAACAACCTTTGATGTGTATAAATCCAAAGGTGTAAGAAAAAAGAATTGGATAAGCACTAAAGATAATAAAACAAGACAAACACATACACAAAATGATAATGATGGTGAAATACCAATGGGCAAAACTTTCAGTGGGACTGGTGAACTCTTTCCAGGAGAAGTGAATTGTCGGTGCTGCATTTCTCCAGTAATCACAATTTAGTGAAAATCATAACTACTTGAAATTATTACAAGTCATTCGCTTTTCCGCTAGGCGAATCGTCTAAAAAATATAAAGGAATAAAATAATGGAACAAAAAATAATAAAGTATTCAACTGAGAAAGCTCAAAAGACAGATAAAGAAAGAGTGTTGAGGTTTATTGGTAGTGATGCAAAAAAAGATAGAGATGGTGATATAGTTGATGGTTGGAAGCTAACAGAGTATAAGAAAAACCCTGTTGTATTGTTTTCTCATAATTATCACGAAGCACCTGTAGCCAAGACAAAAAAGGTTTGGGTTGATAAAAGCACTAATCAATTGATGTTTGAGATTCAATTTCCAGAGGCATCAGTTAGTGCTATTGGGGATTCTTTATTCAAATTATACAAAGGTGGGTTTATGTCCGCTACAAGTATTGGCTTCATTCCTGATTATGATAAGATTGAGTATCCTAGAAAGAAGGGTGGTCCGAATAGAATAATGAAAGATGTTAATTTGTTAGAGATTTCACTGGTGTCTGTTTGAGATAGTAGATGACTTGGAACTTGACCAAATAGCAAAGTGGTTAGATGATGATACAGATGAAAAAATACTGGATGATAAGACTGATGTGGTTCTTGATAAAGACATTAATAATGAAACTGATTATGATGCCCTTCTCAAAGAAGTCAAACAAGAGATAGAAGATGACAAGAAAGAGAATTACTTCTATAAGTTGTTTGAAGAGTATAAAGAAACCATTGAAACAGAAGATGACATCTACCAAGAGATGATAGATGAATTATCATAATATGAAAAAATATAACAATTGGTATAAATAGTAATAACAATACCTGATTGGTTCCTGTTAAAAGGGTGACTATCTCATACGAGAGACCAATCAGGTTATATAACAATCAAAAATAATACAAGGTGTCAGGGTGAAAACCATACTGACCATCACTTGTATTTGATGATATAAACAACAATTAAAATATATGAGGTAAATATAATGGATAAAAAATTAGAACTAAAAGGCTTACTGAGAGAATTGATGGATGAAGAAACTGCAAAGAAAGAAATCGCAAAAAAAGACGAAGCTTATGCTAAACTTCTTGAAGAAAACAAAGCTCTCAAAGAACTTGAGGAAAAAAGAAAAAATGCTAAAGGCAAAAACGTTAAACTCAACACACCTACTGGTGAATCAGTTGATTTTATCTACAAGGGTTGGGATTTGAGAAATCAATGTGCTGATCTTACTATTGCTAGTGAAGAAACAAAAAATGAGATTGCAAAGTTTTCTATTGATATGATTACTAAAGCATCACTGGGTGAAGGAAATACTGGTGCATATCTTGTTCCTGATAGTTATGAAAATACTATTATGGCACTTGCAAGATTACAATCAATTGCCCTTCAAGAATGTAGAATTTTCAACATCTCCAGAGATGTATTGAAAATTCCTGTTGAATCAACTAATACAGCTGTTGATATTCAGGCATTTGGAACAGCCAATACTGAGAGTGATCCTGTATTATCACAGATTACACTTGATATGAAACGTATCGGGAATTACTCTGAAATCTATAATGACTTACTTGAAGATTCAGTATTTGACATTTCAAGTTGGTTAGCATCTATGGGTGCTGAAGCAATTGGGATGGAGATTGATAATAACGTTCTTGGTTCAGGAACTGGTTTCACAGGTAATGCTTTGACTGATGCTGGTTCAACTGTTACGGTTGGAACATCTGCTTCAACTATTGCTGACCTTTCTTACAATCATTTCTCACTAGCTGTTGCTGAATTGAGTGAGAATCAAGTTGGTGGAGCTAAGTTTTATATGAATAAAATTGGTGCCCATTATGTAAGAACACAGAAAGATGATAATAACAGACCAATTTTTCAGCTTCCTACAGCTGATAATGCTGGGCAACTTTATGGTTATGATGTTAGATTGAGTGACAAAATAACTGGTGCTCCTGCAACTACAGACCCATTTGTATTATTTGGCAACTTGAAAAATTATGCTCTTGGTATTAGAAAGGGTATGGAGTTTCAAATCAATCCTTACATCAAAATGAAAGAAGGAATTAGCCAATTCATTTTAAGTGCACGTGTTGATGGTGATGCTCTTATGGATAGTTCATTTGTAAATATCGCTATTGGGTAATTGAAAACCTTATCAGTAAGTCCATTTATTTGGACTTACTGGTTTCAATTTATAGAGGGGATGCAATATGATAAAGCAAAGTGAAAATAAAATGATTGGTGAGAGAATTAACAAAGATGAATTGACAAATCAAGTATGGATATGTGTATCTTGCAACAGATACAAAATACAACCTGATAAACCACAAGATTGTGCTTGTCATAATCCAATATATGTTGTTGATTTAACTAAAAGGATAGAATAATATGAGTATATCACAATATAGCCTGGTGGCACTGAATGATGTCAAATCTTATCTTGGTATATCAGGTTCAAACAGTGACACTGATGATGTCATTGGTGATTTGATTGATAGTGTATCTGTCTTATTTGAGACATATTGCAACAAGAAAATTATGTCAAGAGAATATGAAGATGAAATATATGATGGTAATGCAGGTAATAGATTATTTACTAGACAATATCCTATTACATCAATAGATTCCATTTATGATGATACTGAGTGGAACTTTGGCACTGATACTTTAATACCATCTGGTGATTATATGATTCATCCTGATATGAATAATGTTTATTTCAAAGATAATATACTTGATGATGGTGTTGGAAATATAAAGATTACTTATACTGCTGGATATGAAAGTGTCCCAGCAGACATAAAACATTGTTGTATTCTTGAAGTCATAAGAAGATTCAATCATAGGAAGAAACCAGAAGTATCAAGTGAGACACATAATGATGGAAATGTTATTTTTGATATGAATGCATTATTGAAAGAGACCAAAATTATACTGAACAAGTATAAAAGGTTTTGTGTTGTATAATGGCTTTTGCAGAAGTAACATATAGCTCAAGAGCTAATATTGGTAATTTACCAAAGGAGTTCAAGAAGTTCTTTTACAAAGGTATAAGTGATGCAATGCTTTATGCTGAAAATAAGTCAAAAGAAAGCATTGGAACATCAGGCAAACCTGGTGTAATTTCTGGTCATTTACGTAGAAGCATTCAAGGTAGAAGTAATAAAGAAAAGGGAACACTATCAAGTGATGTTATATATTCAGCAGTCCATGAATATGGTGCAATAATCACACCAAAAAAAGCAAAAGCCTTGAGATTCAAGATTGGTGATAGATGGGTTACAACACAAAAGGTTGTTATTCCAAAAAGACCATTTCTCAGGCCAGCCTTTGAAGACAATATGAAAGATATTGAAGCAATTATCAAAAATAGAGTAACGGAAGGGATGTCATAAATGGATCAAAGAAACGAGTTATTGTATCAAATTGAAACTGATATAAAAGAAAAGCTTACAAAGGTGAATGGATATAATTTTACACCTGCTGTAGTCAAACGTGGCATCCATTCTTGGAATGACTTTCAAATCAAACCTGCAATCTGTTTTACATTCATTGATGAGAAACCTTATGAATCAGGCAACTATCAAAAAACTTATAGTAATATAGATACAAAAGAGATAAGGCTAATGTTCTATGGATATAATGATAGTGAGTATGGAAATAGTGATATGATTTTCACAATGGCTGCTGATATGGAAACCTTCTTGAAATCAAGCGATATGACAGAGAATGAAGATATGATTGTTAATGGGTTGGAAATAAAAGAGGCAGGTTCAAGTGATCCTATCAATAGTTTTTTGATGGATGTATCTCTTATTTACAACTATAAAGATTTGACTTGATAGAAAGACAAGTTGAAAGTAAGCCAATGTCAAACACTTGGTATTGATTTATTAGTAATAGATGAACAGAAATATAACGAAAACAAAGAATTGGAACTATTGAAAGTAAAACAATTCATAAAATAAAGGAGTAAGAATATGAGTAATTCTTCAAAAGGAAAAATAAGTTTTGAAAGTGGTCAATCATTTAATGATTATGCTGTGATGACCAATTCAGGCGACAACAAACTACATACCATTTCTGGTGGAACAGTATTCAGTGGTAAATCAGGTTATGAGGCATCAGTTCGCCCCAATGGGATAGTGACTGGTAGAAACATTTTATCTACAAACACAACAGAAGATACTGTTACTGTTGCAGCTTTTACAGCTTATTCAAAAGGTGTATTGCAAACGGTTTCTGCAACTACATTGACAATCACTCGTCCTACAGCATCACATCAAGTTTATTCAGTAGTGATGAGTGATAGTGGTGTTGTATCAATCATTGAAGGTGAAGAACATGCTTCAGCATTTACAGAAACAAGAGCGGCATCTGGTGGGGCTCCTGAGATCCCAGTTGATTCAGTAGAGATTGGTCAAATTAAAGTGACATCATCTACATCTGCTGTAATTGATGATGATGAAATTTTTCAAACCGTTGGAAGTCATACTGAAAGATTTGATTTTCCTACATTTTCAGTGAATAACATTGGTGATGGTGATGCTGCTTCTGTCAGTGCAAAGAAAAATGCTTATGTTGAATTTGCATCTGAGTTTGATGCGATACATACAGGTGGAACATATAAACAGGTTTATATTAGTTATTATACACCTATTTTTGCAGAAGCAAGTAAAGCAATGGATTTTGTACCTTGTGAGAACAGTCATAGTGTTTCAAGTCAGCAATACTATAATGGTAGTATTGGTAGTGTAAGTTCTACATTAGGTCAAGGTAGTTTTACTGCTTTATTATCTGATGGTGTAACTGATTCACTTGTATCAAATAAAGATGAAACATTAACTATCAAGTTTTATCCAGACAGGAATAAGACACCTTATATTTTATCACAAGGTAAAATTGGTCTTGGTAGAGTTTTTCCAGTTGATTCACAGAATCAAGCATCAGTAACAATTAGTGCTGAAACAGCATCAGCTGATTTTAGCTCATAACAATAAATAAAACTGAGGGGATTTTTAATATGGGTTTTAATATAAACAAGTTCGAGACATCAACATTCAATGAAAGAACGTTCAATGTTGATGTCCCTGAACTTATTGATTTTTTTGATAAAGATGACAAACTTGAATGGGTAGTGAGAGGTCTTAATGCTGAAGAATTGGCTATTGTGAATGATGCTGTTGATACTAATAACAATATTGGTGATATATTATCTGCTATAACAAGTCAAGATGGTTCAAATAAGATGGATGCTATAAAAGATTTGATAGGTTTATCAAGTGATAATGTTCCATCTGATATAGTAAGAAGATTTGCTATGCTTACAAAAGGTTCTGTTAATCCTGAATGCCCACAATCAATTGCTGTTAAATTAGGTCAATCTCATCCAACAGTTCTATACAAACTAACAAATAAAATAATTGAATTGACAGGATTGGGTCAAAAGTTGGGGGAGTAGATAAGCTGTGGGATAATCAACATATAAGAATAGCACTTGCTTTATGTGATAAGAACGGCAAGTTTTTATTTGAAGTATTGCCTGATATTTTTCCACAGCATAGATTGACCGAAACTGAAATTTTGTTATGGGATAGATTTCTCAAAGAAAGGAAAAAAACAAATGGCTAATGTAGTTGAAGTGGTTTTCAAAGGGAATGATAAAGTAACCCCTGTCTTAAAAAACATATCAAGCAAAACCGATGCACTTGCAAATGATTTGAGTAGTATTGGTGAGCCATTTGCTGCAGCAACAAAAAAGGTATTATTGTTTCAGGCAGCAATAGTTGGTATTGGTGTTATGGGACTAAAAGCTTCTGCTGATCTAGAATCAGAAGTTAATAAAATGGTTAAGTCACTCAACTTACCTATTGAAAAAGTTGAAGAGTTCAAAGAAGTGGCAGTAAAGGTTTTCTCTGCTGGTTATGGTGAAGATATAGCTGATTCATTTGATATTGTTACTGCTGCCAGTAAGAAGTTTGCCAATCTAACATCACAAGATCTAGAAACAATCACAACCAAAACATTACAACTTACAAGTGTATTTGACACTGATTATACAAAAGTATTGGGTGCTGTCAATACCTTGATGACACAATTTGGTCTTACATCTGATGAAGCCTTTAATTTTGTAGCATCTGGTTTTCAAAAAGGGTTAGATGGTGCAGGTGATTTTGTTGATTCAATTAACGAATACTCTACTCAATTTGCCAATTCTGGTGCTGATGCTGGTGCTTTCTTTTCTATTCTTGAAACAGGTTTTCAAGAAGGGATGTTAGGAACTGATAAAGCAGCTGATATGTTCAAAGAGTTTCGTGTAAGAATACAAGATGGAAGTAAATTGACAGCTGAATCACTAGCTCTTATTGGTATAGATAATAATAAATTACAAACCAATTTGAATGATGGAACACTAACAGTAAAAGAAGCTTTTGATATTATTATACATAAATTGGAAGGTGTAAATGATGCCAGTATTTTGATGCAGGCTGG